TACTAAAGGCTTCTATGAAGATGTTGCTTGGTCAAACAGTAAACTGTGACCATGAAACCAACATTGGTAATGCTATTGGTGCTGTATCACAAGTAATGTGGCAGGAATCCTATAAAGACGGTAGCTTTACTATACCCGCTGGTATCAACGGTATTCTGAAAATCGATGGTAAGGCAAACCCAAGAATTGCTAGAGGCATCCTTATGGAGCCACCTTCAATTCATAGTAATTCAGTTACTGTACAATTTAAGTGGGATAAATCCCATCCCCAAATGGAAGATAACGAATTTTATCAGAAACTGGGTACTTATGACTCTAAGGGAGTTATGGTACGTAGAATGGTTACTGAAATTGTTCGTTACCTTGAGACCTCACTAGTTTCACATGGTGCTGATTCATTTGCCCAGAAAATTGGCTCGGATGGTAAAATCATTAACCCAACCTTTGCCAAAAGAACTTGGGCATCCTATGAAGAGTATAGAGATGATAAATCGAAGCAATACTTCTTTACTGATTATAAATCAGATTTAACATCATATCAAGAAAAGAACGATACTCAGGGTTCTTTTAATGATAATGATGCCAATGATAATCATTCAAATAAAGATAACATGAACGAATTACAAAAATTTCTTGAAAGCCTTTTTGGGGATAACATGCTTACCCTGGAAGAAGGTAAAGAGATGAATCAGGAAAATGTAATTGCCTGCATTCAGACTTTGGTATCATCCAGAAACGAATTGCAAACTTCGGTAGATAATCTTACTACAGAGAAAACTTCTCTTACGGAACAGATTACCAACTTGAATGCTGAAGTAGCTAACTTGAAGGAAATGGCAACTGTAGGAAAGAATCACATTGCTTCTCTCCGTGAAAATGCCGTAGAAACTTACAAGAAGTTGATGGGTGATAAGGTAGATGAGACAATCGTTACGATGCTCAATGCCGAGACTACTGGTATTACTACTCTTGTTTCCTTGACAAAGGATTACCAAGCTCGCTTGGAAGAGAAGTTCCCTCTCACTTGCTCAAAATGTGGTTCTAAGGACGTCAACCGTGCTTCCTCAATTGCTGAGGATGATACCGAGGGTAAAACTGGAACCCAGGGTACTGATACCCAACGGAATTCAGAATCTCCGAGTACTAAGAATGTAATCGATAACTTGTATCGAAACAAAATCAAATAACTAATATAAATAATCCGCGTTATGGAAAAAACTAAAATCGTAAACGACCCTCAGCAACTTACTCTCTTTGGGGAAAGAACCCCGAGAGCGGTGATTTACAAAAGTGAGTCACACAAATTGCACCAGGCTTTCAATGTTAAAGCTGGAGAGAAAATCGTACAGGGTATGCCAGTGGCTTTGAATGAAGAAGGTTTGATTTACCCTTGCACTGATACAGCTACTCAAGTTTATTTGGGTGTAGCAGTAACGGATAACGTTAACCCTGCTTATCAACCTCAAAGAAATTTCCCGGTAGAGGTAACAGTAGCTATGGAAGGTTACATGATTTGTAACTGGGTATCAAACGGAAATATCGACGCCGGCTATGTAACTCCCGATGGAACATTGCTTAACGATAGATTCGTAAAAGCTAACCAAGCAACTTCATCCCAGTTCATTGCCCTTAATCCTGCAGAAGAGGCAAATGAGGTAATTCAAGTACTCATCAAATAAGAGAAAAGAAGTTATGGAAAATAAAATAGATATTACAAAGTTGAAGGCTCAAGATTTTATGAATGAGCTGCCGGAAATGGTAAGAAGCTTGGAAGCTGTTCGTTCCGGTTCACAGGACAAGAAGCCTGTAGAGGTAACTTTTGGAGAATTGGTTACCGGTAAATGGGGTATTTCAGAAGATGAACTTTTTGAAAAGATGGGCATCAATCCAAAAGTGGACACGATGCAGAACATCTTTACAATGCCTCAACAGAATGTTCGTTGGATTGTTCCGGAAATCATCCGTGCTGCTATCACATTGGGTATGCGCCAGGCTCCGTTCTATCCGAACATCATTGCATCTGATCAACCCATCAATGGTTTACAAGCAATCATGCCGATGGTTAACATGTCGGATGCTGCCCCTGCAAAGGTTAATGAGGCAGAAACTATCCCATTGGGTGATGTTAGCTTCGGACAGAAATCAGTTAGCCTCTTCAAAATCGGAAAAGGTTTCAAACTTACTGATGAAGTTCGTAACTATGTTTCGCTCGATGTCTTGGGAATCTACCTTCGTGATTTTGGTGTTCAGTTGGGTTATGCTCTGGATACTCTGGCTATGGACGTTGCTATCAATGGTAACAACCCTGATGGCTCTGAGTCTGCCCCGGTAATCGGTGTATACGAAACAACTAATGGTATCACTTACAAAGACCTTCTGCATATTTGGGTACGTGCTGCTCGTATGGGACGTAACTTCCAAACTATGATTGGTGGTGAAGACCAGGCAATCGAAATGCTGAACTTGCCGGAATTCAAGGATCGTCACTCTGGTACTACAGAAGCTACTCTGAATGTTAAGTCTCCTGTTCCCAAGAATGCTGATTTCTACATTCACCCGGGTACACCAGACCAACAGTTGCTGTTGATTGATACATCTGCTGCCTTGATTAAGCTTACTGCTCGTCAGTTGATGCTTGAATCTGAAAGAATCGTTTCTAACCAGACTCAGGCCATCTATGCAAGCTTGACTACTGGCTTCTCTAAGATGTACCAGGATGCAACTCTGTTGCTGGCTGCTGACAAGAAGTTCTCAGAATTCGGCTTCCCCGAGTTCATGAACGTAGACCCCTATTTGATGGTTAACCTCGAATAATAAGGACCGTCCGGTTTCATCTATATAAATTCCCTGAGAGGGTAGGTAACTAAAAAGACCTATCCTCTCTTTAATCATTTTTAAATCTTAGGAAATATGGCTAAAGATAAATATACAGTAACTGTGGGACCAAGAGCTTACAGTTTTCATGACCAATCAACTGGTATTACCGTTTGTAGAGGAGAAGACAAGGAACTCTCTCGTCGTCAATTCCGTGCACCAAAGATTCAGAAGGCAATTGCCTCTGGCCATCTGATTATCATTGCTGATAAATCAGAAATCGAAAAGTATTCAGAGGCCGACATCGAAAAGTTGGATAAGAGACTGAATGCTCAGTTCAAGAAAGGCATGACTCTTGAAAAACTTGCAAAGGGATATTCCCTGGAAGAACTGAAACTGGTAGCAGGTCTTCATGAAATCGTTGCCGAGAAAGATGATACAGTAGAAACAATTCTTCAGGCTTTGCTGGAAGAATTCGAATCCTCTTCTAAAGGGTAATCTATGAAAATTACATAAGACAGACTAATATGAATAACAATCTGGACTTTTTGTACGTTACGTCAGGTCTGGAAGTTTCATTCAGAGTCATATCCAAAGTCCCGGCCAAATCTATTTTTGACTGGGACTTTGGCGATGATAAGGGAGAGGTTTTCAATGGTGGAAGACATGTTTCCTATTCTTATGAAACTCCCGGTTTCTATACAGTAACCCTACATGTAACCAACTCTAATGGTTTAGATATCACCGTAGATAAGACTCTGGTAGTTTGTGATTATGGTCATACGGCATTAGCCGATACAATATATAACTTAATCGACCACTATATTCCTTCAGAGATATCAGAGGGAATGACCAGGGAAGATAAATCTATCTACATCACCAAATGGCAATATTATATTGGTCCTCTAGTAAATCACCAAATTCCTGCAGATAAGTATACTGATGAATTATGGTATGAAGCACTAGAAAACCAATTAATAATGGAATTGGCAGCATGGGACTTTCTCAATGTGAAGATACTTAATCTATTAACGAGTACTTCCGAATACTTAAGTCAATTAACTTCTACCAAAGAACAAACTGGTGATGGTACTTCTAAACCCGAACTTGCCCGAGGTGATAGGATTAAACAAATCACTACTGGGCCTACTGAAGTGCAATATTATGATACCTTGGCAGATGCTACAAGTTCCCTATGGAAAACACTTTCTCAAGCAATGCAACCAGGTGGATTAATAGATGAATTAAGGAAGAACCTTTGTATGTTAGCTTCACGATTGGAAATCTACTTACCGTTCTGTGATGAAGTATTTAGAACCGTAGTCCCAAAAGTAGTTAACAGAAGGCAACCTGGAGTATTAGATGGGCCAAATCCAAGTGCTCCAGTGAAAGGTGGTAAGAAATCAATTCTAACTAAGTTATGACAAAAGAACCCTGGAGAATGGTAAAGAACCGCTCTTGGGATAGATACAAGAAAATTATCACTGACTTCTTAGATTGGGATGCTGGTAGGCAATCCATAACCTGGGCCAAACATGTTAATCAGCTTCTCAGTCATGCCGAAGACAGTATACCTAAATATTATAACATCCAAATCGAGGCATTATGTTACTACAATGCTTTCAGAAACTGGCCTATCAATAAGGCAACTATTTCAGGAGAATTGGATGATGAAAACTTATCAATACTAATTTCTAAATCTTATATAGAACAAATCGGTTATCTTACACCGGAAGGTTATTGGGATTTTAATTGGGAACAAGATAGGTTTGTAATTAATGGTATAACGTATAAGCCTTCTGGAGATACTCAGACTGCTCAGGCAAAGGATGAGGCTTTAGTTTTCATGATTATCCTAAAGAGAGACCGAGATACCAAAGTTGAATTTGTAGAATAAAAATAAAGTATATGGCAAAGATGTTAGTACTGAGGTGGACACCAATTACTACAAACAGTGGAATTTGGTTTGATAGTAATCTGGTTATCCTCAATGGTACCTCTGGAGTTCATATTGAAATGAAAGGTAATGGCAATGATGTAACGGCATTTCAATCGATGACCGGAAACAAATTTGTCACCTGCTTTCAAGATTACTTCGGGGATATCTGGGATAAAATAATACCTCATCCTGGTATAGGCCAGGTAATAAAGTTCCGTGTAAATAGGCTTCCTGATTATGCTTGCATACGGGGAGATATTGAGGACGGTGGAGATGTAGACCCCGAAAATCCAGATGTACCAATGAATGCCTTCTGTGGTTCAGAGGGAGAACCATTCAGGGATATCGATTCTGAATTCTTACTGGGTCGTCAACGTGCAGTAATTAATCCTTAAATTTTATAAAATATGTATGTAAGTAAGTATTATACCTGCGAAGAAATAGACCAGCGGTTATTACAGGGTTACTATGATGACTTTGTTAAAGCTGGCTTTGGAGGAACTATAAATGAGTTCTGGGCCTTCGTACTTTCTATCAAGAATAAGGTAGATAAGAAAGAAGGATACGACTTATCGAAAAATGATTTTACCGATGAGTTGAAGGCTAAACTTGATGGCATCGAAGAACATGCAAATTATATCACTAAAGTTTCTCAGCTTGAGAATGATTTGAAATATCAAACCGAGGAAGAAGTTAAACAGATGATTAGTGATTTGGTTGATGGTGCTGATGATGCCCTTGATACTCTTAAAGAGTTGGCAGAAGCATTGGGCAATGACCCCAACTTTGCAACTACCATCACTAATAAATTAACCGACCTTCGTACTGCTTTAACCGAAGAGGTTAATCGTGCTAAGGAAGCCGAAGCTGCTCTGGGTGCTGCAGTAGCTGCAGTTCAGGATAACCTAGAATATGGGTTAGACCAAATCAATAAGAAGATTGATACCGTTAAGGCAGACTTAAAAGCTGAAATCGACCGAGTTGAGAAGAAGGTAGATAAGAATGCTGAAGACATCAAAGACCTTGAAGATAAGGTAAATCAAGGTAATGATGAACTTGAGAAAGAACTCAAGGACCTTATTCAAAAGGAAAAAGATGAACGTATCGCTGCCGATAATGAGATTAAGGAAAGTGTAAATAACCTTAAGACTCTTCATATCAATGATAAGGCTGCACTCGAGGCAAAGATTGCTGAAGAAACTGCAAATCGTACCAATGCAGATACCGTACTGGATTCTAAGATTAATGAAGAAATCACTAATCGCCAGGCTGATACTTTAGCTCTCCAGGGTAAGATTGACCAAGAGAAGGTAGACCGTCATTCTGAGGACCAAGTTCTTCACAATGAAATCTCTAAAGAGGTAACAGACCGTATTAATGCAGACAATGCTCTTCAAGGTAAGATTGACCAGGAAGCTCAAGCACGTACTGCTGCAGACCAGGTATTACAGAACAATATAGATTCAGAGGCCACTACTCGTGCTGCTCAGGATTTAGTTCTCGAACACAAAATCGAGGATATAAAAGAGCAGGGTGTAGAAGACAAAGAACAATTGCTTAATGCTATTGCTGCCGAGGCTGCTGCTAGAGAAAAGGGTGATAAAGACCTTGATGCTAAGAAGGTAGATAAACGTGAAGGTTATTCTTTGACTAAGAACGACTTTACCGATATACTCAAAGCTAAATTGGATGGCATAGAAGAAAAGGCAAACTATATTACCCATCTCTCTCAGCTTATAAATGATGCCGGTTTCCAAACTGAAGAGGAAGTAAATGCGGCTATTGGTTCAGCACCTGAAGTACTTGATACTCTTAAGGAAATTGCTGATGCCCTTGGAAATGACCCCAACTTTGCAACTACCATCACTAGGAAGTTGGCTGCAATTACAGAACAGGTTAACCAAGAAATCGAAGACCGTATTGCAGGAGACGAGGCAAACAGTGCTGAAGTAGCTGCTGAAGTTCAAGCTCGTAAGGATGCAGATACTGCCCTTGAAACTAAACTGAAAGAATACGTAGACAATAAGTCTGCTACTGGAGATGCTGCACTCGGAGTTGTAAGAGATAACCTTAATAAGGAAATCCAAGACCGTAAAGATGCCGATGCAGTAATTCAGGCTAACTTGGATAAGGAGATTGCCGAAAGAAAGACTGCTGATGAAGCATATACTCAAAGTCTGGCTAACGTTAACCAGCGTATCTCAGACTTGGCTTTGAGTATGCAAGAGTCTATCAATACTTTGCGTAATGAGCTTACTGAGCAGGTAAATGCCAATACTACGGCAATCGCTACTAATCAACATAATATAGAAAGAAATTCAGAGGCAATCACAAACTTAACTAAGACTGTAGGTGATAACTACAAGGAAGTTAAGGATATGATTAACGAAGAAATCGTTGACCGTACGAATGCCGACAGTGCTTTGAGTTCTCGTATCGATACTCTCAATATTGACCTTAATACTGAGAGTGTAGAAAGAAAAGCTGCAGACCAAGTTCTTCAGGTAAATTTGGATAAAGAAGTAGCAGACCGTACTGCAGCCGATAAATCTCTGAGTACTGAGTTCACAGCTAAATTAGATAATGCTAAGCAGGCTTTGGAATCCGAGGTGGCTAATCTTAACACTAAGCTTGAACAAGAAAAGGAAAATCGTATTGCCGGTGATAATGCTTTGGGAGTTCGTATTGATTCTCTAGAGGCAGGTAATACCGAGGCTATGAATGAACTAAAAGCAAAGGTAAATGCCAACACTACTGCTATTAATGTAGAGAAAGACCGAGCAATTGCCAAAGAGACTTCACTTGAGGCAAAGATTGATACCAACCTTCAGAACCATAAAGATGATATGGCGGGTATCAACCAAAATATACTTACCGAAAAGAATGACCGCTTAGCTGGTGATACCGAGTTGCAGAATAATATCGATAAGGAAGCTACAGAAAGAGCTAACCAAGATACCCTTATCAATAATGCTTTGGCTCAAGAGAAGGCAGACAGAATTGCTGCTGACCAAGCCTTAGATTCTAAGAAGGTAGATAAGGTAGACGGTAAGGTACTTTCTTCAAATGACTTTACTGATTTACTCTTTGCTAAGTTGGATGGCATTGAGGAACATGCTAACTATATCACAAAGGTATCTGAATTGTTGAATGATTCGGATTTCCAAAATTCTGAACAAGTAGAGGCAGCTATCCAAAAGATTATTGGCTCTGCTCCAGAGGTACTTGATACTTTGGCCGAGATTGCTAAGGCTCTCGGTGATGATCCCAACTTTGCAGCAACTATGACTGCTAAGCTTACTGAGTTGGGGAATAAGCTTGAAGCTGAAAAGAATCTGCGTGAACAAGGAGATAATACTCTGCAACAGACTTTCACTAACTTAAGTAATACTCTTACTACTACGGTAAATGAGTTGAGAACTTTTGTAAGTGAAACACGGACTGAACTGTTAACTTCCTTGAATGCTACCAATGCTCTGGTAACTCAGAATGCTGCTAATATTCAACGTAATCTGGAATTGATTCAGGGTATTCAGGATAACATTAATGGTAACTATACTGCCATTACCGATTTGCTGAATAATGAAATCGCTGCTCGTAAGGCTGAGGATATTCGATTAGAAGCAAAGATTGACCAGAATACTTCTGACTTAAATACAGAGAGAGAGGAAAGAAAGGCCGCAGATAAAGTTCTCCAGGATAACATCGATGCAGAAGAAGCTGCCCGTATTGCTGCCGATACAGCTTTGGGTAAACGTATCGATAAAGAAATTCAGGACAGAACAGATGCTGATACTGCCTTAGATAATAAATTCACTAACATTACCGATGACCATGAAGAAAGACTGGTAGCTGAAGAAGGTACTTCTGATGCTTTGCCTGATACCATGGTTACCGATGTTAGTACTGTAACCCGAACAGGTACTCAGCTTTCTTTCAAAGTAAAGACTTCAACCAAGGATAAGGCAAATAACCAATATGGTGAAGAAGTAGAAGCTACCAAGAACTTACTCCCGGTAACTCAAACTCTTGCAGGAGTTATGTCTGCAGCAGACAAGGTTAAGTTAGATGGGTTAGACCCAAATTCTTTAACTGACCTCTCTGCAGCTTCTGATGCTAATAAGGTAACAGTAACCGTAACTAAGGATAACGGTTTGAATGCTGATACTACCGAAACTTTCGATTTGCCTCAGGTATCGGCTACTAAGGCTGGTACGATGACTGCTAAGGATAAGGTTGAGTTAGATAGAATCTCTACGGCTAACTTTGCTCTTGGTGCAGTAACTCCCAATGAAACTACTGTTGGCATAGCTGCTACTAAGACCGTAGTTGAAGATGGTACAGTAGAACAGAATCCTATTACATTGCCTGCCTCTACTGCAGAGAAAGCTGGTGTACAAACTGCAGCAGATAAGAAGCTGTTTGATTCTATACCAGATAATATTATTATCTTATCTGGTGATAAACCAGTTGAGGTAGGTCAACAAAGCAGTCATGTTACTTTAACTCATAATTTCTCTTCTAAAAAAGAAGAGGGTATTTATACTCATGAGCCTGAAGATTATAAGACTACTTATATCCCAGCAGCTACTACAGAGAAAGCTGGTGTAATGACCGCCCAAGATAAAGTTAATCTAGATGAGACATTACCCAATGCTATTGCTCAAGAGGTTCAGGACCGTAAAGATGCTATCGAAGCTTTGGACGGTAAATCAGAAGCCGCTCTTGCTCAAGAAGTAGCTGATAGAAAAGCTGCAGATACTGCTTTAGATACCAAGTTTACTAAAGCTGTAAACGATGAAGCAACTGCTCGTACTTCTGCTGATACTGCATTGGGTGCAAGGATTGATAAAGAGATTGCTGATAGAACTGCGGCAGACACTGCCCTTGATACTAAACTGCAGAATAACATTAACACTCTAGAAGCTAAGCATGATGCCTTTGTAGCAACTAAGGGTAAGGCTGATGGCTTTGCTCCATTGGATGGGAAGGGGTTAGTACCTGCTAACCATTTGCCTTCATATGTAGATGATGTACTTGAAGTATATGCTACCTATGATGTAAGCCCCACTGGAGGTCTTACTAATGTTCAATTGTATACGGATGCAGGTCACCAAACTCCCGTAGTTGGAGAATCTGGTAAGATTTATATAAATGTTGCCGATGATGAACCTCCATACCAATTCCGTTGGTCAGGTACTAAATTCGTAGACAGTAATACTTCGTCTCTTATCATTGGGGAAATCGCAGGTACTGCTTTCGAAGGTAGTAGAGGTAAGCATCTTGAGGATGTGGTATCTAGCATGCCTAAAAATTTAATTAGTAAGGTTTCAATAGCTAACAAAAATAAGCGTAATGTTATTATCTTATGTAACTATTCTGCTACGGATGGTAAAGGGCATTACATTGATAAACCCGATGGGATGGTAATCCCTCTAACCCCAGCCACTACTCAAGAAGCTGGTCTGATGGATGCCGATAGTGTAATAAAGCTTAATCAAACCTTACCAGATGCTATTGAAGCTGAACAAGAGGCCCGTATTGCAAAAGATAATGCTCATGATAAGCTGATTAATAGTTTACCGAATGAAATAATGACGGTAATTAACTCTATTAATCCAGCTGCGGGTTATCTCATTCTAAAATATTTTAGATGGGTAAAGAATACTGAAGAAGGTTCATATGCTAGAGGTACTGATGTAGATGTTAATATCCCTGCAGCAACCAAAACTGCTGCTGGTGTAATGACGGCATCCGATAAAACTAACCTGGATAATACGGTACAAGGCCTGGCAAATGAGATTACGGATAGAACCAATGCTATCAATTCTCTTCGTACAGAACTAAAAACCTATATTGATAATCAAATCTCCGATACAGGTTCAGATGCATTGGAAACTAAGGTAAATAATCACATTGCCAATAAATCTAATCCTCATACAGTTACTAAAACTCAGGTTGGATTGGGTAATGTTAATAATACTTCTGATGCTGATAAGCCAGTATCTACTGCTCAGGCTGCTGCTATTGCCGATGCTAAGGCTGCAGGTACTGCTGCTCAAACTTCTATCAATAGCCATGCAGGTAGAAAGGATAATCCTCATACAGTAACTAGAGCTCAATTGGGATTGGCAACTACTGACCAGGTAGTATTTGCTAAGACTACTGCTCCTTCCGGTTTCTGGAAAGAGTCTTCAGATATTCGACTCAAATCTAACATTAAGGATTTGAATCATACTCTGGAACAGATTTGCCAGATACCAACTAAGTCATTCGAAATGCTTGGTAAAGAGGACGAGGGAACTATTGCTCAGAATCTTGAGGGATTGGGATTTGGTAAATATGTAGAGGAAGTTCCAGTAGAGAAATCTACAGTACCTAATCCAGAGGAATTCGAAACTTTGGAAATCAATGGAGAAGAATATGTACTCGTAAAACAAGTTAAATATCACAAGATGTCAACTTTGGCAATCGAGGGTGTTAAACTTCTTTACGATGAGATTAAGACTTTGAAGGCTGAGATTCAAGAACTTAAAAATAAATAATCATGGGAGAGATAGCAACCTGGAGTGCTGTCAAAACTAAAGTAGGCCTTGGTAAGACAGGAAATGACTGCCCTACCAAGGCTGAATTGTTAGCACTCTCCTCGACAGGAACCGGGGAGAATTATGTGGGGTTGGAACTATCCAATGCCAGTTCCTATGGAAACAACGAATGTGTAAAGCTGGAGGATATACACAAGGTAACCTATAAATACACCTTTAATTCCCAATATGCTGGTTTAAATTTTGCTGCCATAGGTGGTACACCCATTAGCGAAAATAAGCACTTAAACATAACCTCTATTAAACAAAAATATTGGGATGGTGTAGTTCAAGGTTCTCCTATAAAAGTTACAATGACTAGAACCAGTTTAAGTTGGGTTACATATAGGGCTGCTACCGATGAGTGGTCTGCTACCGAGAACCTAGAGTTAACTGCTAGGTCTGGTGTATTAACCTATACACAAGAAGAGTCAGGTAAAACTTTTAAAGTAATCTTTACTCAAGTTGCAGCTTCTCAATCTTGGAGTTATGGGTTTAGTGTAAATCCAACTTCTATGTCTTTTGGGGCAACTGGAGGTACTAAAACCTTTACGGTAACTTCATACAAGCAAGAATTAAGAAATGACCATAACTATGGTAACCAAATTTCTTTAACTTATACTAGAGCTAATGGAGGAAGTATATCCGGTACTGGTACTTCAGTAACTATGGGTAATAATACTTCTACCAGTACTCGTAGTGGTACCGTAACTTTAACCCAAGCAGAAACCAATAAGAAAGTAACCATATCTTGTTCTCAATCTGCAGGTTATAAGACTTATAGTGAAATTACTGCAAGTGGTGGAGCTGTAACAGATATACCTGCAAGTGGAGGAAGTAGAAGTTCATTCTCAAGTATGCCAACTTATTCTCAGACTTGGGGATGGAATGGTTCTACAACTGGAGGAGGCACAATTACAAGCGGTGCTAGCATTAGTTATGGTACCGCAGTTAGTGCAGGTTCTTTGGGTACTACCGTTAAATCTAGAACCAAGGTAGGAACCCTTACTGGTACCTTATCACTAAATGGTAAAACCAAATCTGTAAGTGTACCAGTATACCAGGCAGCAAACGAACTTACTGGGTATACCTATGGCTCTTGGAGTGTAAGCTTAACGGCAAGTTCTTATACCATCGGTAATACCGGAGGTAGTGTAACTTTGTACCCAAGCGCTAGTAGACCCAGGTATGCTAATTATACTTCTGGTTCAAATACAAGAGATGGTTCGGATAGTGCTACTCCAAGTTTAAGTACTAATGGTACTTCAGGATTTAGTCTATCTGGTACTACACTTAGTGCTTCTGAGAATACCAGTACTGGTAGTAGGTCCATTAGAGTTACTGCTTCTTATGGAGGTGCTTCCGATTATGTGGATATCACTCAGGGTGGTGCAAGTGTATCTTATAATTATTATTTTAATTGGGGGAGTGCTCCTGGAAGTCAGACTTCTAAATCTATTACTCATCCAGCTTTGGGAAAAACTGAAGAGGTTCCATTCATCTCTTATAAAAAGAAAGTGATAAATGGTACAGAAACCTCTGATATATATCCGGTAGGAGCAAGTCGAAATGTACCGAGTTGGACTATTGTTAATATAGTAGATAATGGGCTCTCAGTTAAAACTTATGAGAATACCGTTGAATCCTCAAGGTCTGCCACAGTAACAGTAACTCAATCAGAATCTGGTAAGGAGATAACACTTAATATTAACCAGAGTGCTGCAACTATAACCTATGAGTATGTATTCGAAATTGCATAGGTTTAATTACAACACTAGAACATTTTTATATGAGATAGTTAATTTTATTTATTAATTTCTAAATCCAAAACATTATGGGAGTAGAAGTAAAAGGTGCTGGCGATGGCGTTGTAATCGAGTAGTAGATGCTCAGAGAGACCAGAACATTATCAATCAAGTTGTGGCTGCCTTAAAAGGTACAACTACACCGGCTAAGTAATTTTTAATTTGCTGGGATGACTAAAAAGGAGTGCATCTATTTTAGGTGTACTCCTTTTTTTGTTTTAACACATTAACTAAGGGATTATGGAACAACAAGAACAACTCACCGAATTTAAGATACAACTAGCATTACCTGCTCCAAATATAGAGGTTGCTCAAGAAGTAGCAAACAAAGCTCAGGTACTCATTAATCAATTTGGATACTATCAATTTCTAAAACTGGTAGACTTCATGCAGAAGAATCCAGGTGCAGTATCATTCGGTTTAAACTTAATAAATAGAAAATGATTATGGAAGAATTGATTTTTCAGAAAGTACAAAAGGGTGATATGATTTTCACCTTAGAGAAAGATCGTCGGTCTGGTTATCCAATCTTTGACCAAGCAAGAGTTTTAAAAGTTGGCGAAAGTAAACCAATGGCCTCAAATGGTAAAGAAGGTTTTGTTAACAGTATCGAATTAGTGATACAAGATTCAATATCTCAAATTACCATTTATTTACCAACTAATGTAAATGAAGGTATTTATAATGGTACCTATTATACGACCAATCTCGATAATATCATTAATGAGGTATCAATGCAGAAACAGAATGCTTTAAATATTTTAAATAACAAAGCCAAATTTGAGGCAGTTGTTTCTGAATGTGATAATATTCTTGGTTTAATTAATAATCGTTCAGAATCACCTCGTAATCCTGCTCCAGATTTCGAAGAATTTAAGTTATCCATGAATGAGAGGTTAACTAACCAAGAAACCCTTTTATTAAGGATTGCTCAAGAATTGGGATTAGATAAACCTAAACAATAATAAGAATTATGCCAAGTAAGTCGGTTAATATTACACTATCGACTCCAATTGGTCCTCTAGAAATATACGTAGATAAACGAGAACAAGCTCGTGCAGAAAGGTTGATTGCTAAGACTCCAAGTATCTTAACTAAGGGTTATGCGAAAGGTACAGAAAAGTTTGGTAATCAACTTCTTCGTATAGTAAGACGAAGTTTGAATACTGGTGTACCTCCAAGGGGTTCCGGAGTATCTTGGCCACCACATGCTCCTGGTACCATAAAGAAATATGGAGACCATACCATGCTAAATCTTACTGGACAATATGCCAGGTCAGTTACCTTAGTAAAGGGTAAGAAAAGAACTTTCGTTGGTTTACCAATTGGAATCAAGAAGATTACTTATACTGGTAAGACTTCAAGAAAAACTTTGAATCAGATAGCTATCATGTTAGAGTATGGTAGTAGAGATGGTAATTTACCACCTCGTCCTCTCTGGGCTCCTGCATTTAAGGCTGCTGGTGGAAAAGCTGCCTTACAAAAGGAAATACGTAATGAAGTTAGAAAAGAAATAAGGAGGATTATATAATGGCAGTAGATTTTGAAATATCTTCACTATCAGGAACTGGTACTGCTACCATTCGTGTAAAACCGAAAGCAGTAAATACAGAACAGACCTTAAAAGAGCAGGTTCTCAAGGTAGTAGTTCAGGGTGTAGAAAGGGAAGTAACCCTGGTACAAAAGGCCGCTCCTAACATAGTAGAGACCTGGGGAACTTATTTTAGTATCACTCCAGAAACTACTTCCCATACTTTCGATGGTACTAAAAGGGGTGAGACCCTAGAAATAGGTGTATACAGTTACCAACAGAAGTTTATCAATAATGAGCCTCAAGATGAATATCGTGCTGTAGATTGGAAAGTTGAAAGCTCCTCAGATTGGTTAGAGGTAACCCAAGAAATTGGAGAAGCTAATGCCGCAGGTAAGCTTACTATCAAAACTAAATCCACTAATCAAAATCACAACCCCAGTAACTATGACCCCTTAGAAAGAACTGCTATAGTTAAGATTATCTTACAGCAAGAACCTAACACTGAGATAGTTTTAAATATAACTCAATCTCCAGGTACTAGAACTACTAAGTATGGCTTTGAACCAACCCCGAATATACCATTCCCAAATCTTGGTCAAAATATTAGTACTGCTCAGATTAGTAATGTAAAGGGTTATCAGTATTACCTTATCAATGGTATTCAAGTTGCTAAATTTGTAAAACAATTTAAGATAACAGATATAAGTAAAACAATAGAGAGTCAATTCCCTGGAGGTATTGGTTCAGAACCAATACCCTTTAAAGTATGGCTTACCGATTATCCTTCAAATATTGCTACTCAATGGGTTAGTGAATTAAATTGTGTTGGTCATTTACAAACCATAGTGAGGGGTTTTGGAGGTATTCAGGTAACTTATAATGGGTATATTAATGACAATGGCAATCAAAGTGTTCAATTAAATATTAGATTAGGACTTTAATGAAATAGTAGAAAGAACTTTTTATATCTCTCTACTTAGTACAATGTTAGAAATGGGTCTTACCTTAAACCCAGAAGACTTCTTACCTTTGTCTCAAGAAAACGAAAAAAGATTTCAAGAGGCAATCAAAGGTATGAAGAAGTTTATACCACTTTTTGGTATAGGGAATAATCAAGTAAAAGGCCCAAAGACTCTCCCAAGAATAACCATAGAACTACAGGGTTATTATGCTGGAGATATTGGTGTGAATAAATACATCATTGGTGATAAACTTGAGGATGGCAATTACCAAGCTTCAGAGTTTCCTTATGAAACTAAAGATATTACCATAGATGTACATCTAGTTTCTCAAACACAAGCCGATATGAGGTTGCTACATACAATCTTATATACTGGCTTACCTGCTAGAGGATACGTGAGACCATACTTCAATGACTTAGAGGAATGGGAAAAGGGCAGGCTTGCTCCCACCGGAAACCTATTCATTGAAATTGGTAATTATTATGACCATCCAGATGTAGAGCATGGTATACTTGAGAAGGTATACACCTATGTATGTAAGGACGGTATTCTTCCAGAAAAAGCTTTGGGAGAAGGTACTCTTACACCTATCAAGGATATATCGGTTCTTATTGGATTGTTAGAACAAAACGAAAATGAGATGCTAGAGTTAAAAGTACCTAAGGTATAGGTACAATACTCTAGGGTATAAATTAAACGAGTAATTAACTTTAATCACAATAGAATTATGCCAACTTCACCTCATGTTGATTTTAAGTTTAAGAACAACAATGTTCTTCAAACTACTCCCATGTTAGGAGTTTCTTGTGTATTGGCTAGAAATACTAAAGGTCCATACGATGACCCTTCAGAAATCATCTCTACATTCTCTCAGTTCCAAAGAATCTATGGTTCTGAAATTGTACCCGATGGTTCTGTATCAAATATCGAAAAGGCTTTGCAAGGTGGTTCTAAGCTTCGTGTTATTCGAGTACTTGGCAAAGGAGCTACTCAAGGTACAGTAACTGCTTCTCCGGCTGCGGCAAGAAAAGCTAAAGATTCAGAAGATGAAATCTCAGTTGCTTCTGCTGTAACTGACCCAGCTAAACCCTCTGCTTTGATTACTTTAAAATCTGGTAGTACTACTTATAGTTTTGGATTAGTAACCAAGGGATATGGAGATCCAATTGGTAGTGCAAATACTTTCCAGGTTGGTTTTTATAAGCAAGCTAATACCTTGTATTATAAAATATATTCAGCTAATGGGCAAGTACTTGAACAGGGACCAGTAATAACCTACAAAACTGCCGATGATAACAATAATACTTCGGTAGATTACCTTGCTCTTAGTGCATTTGCTAAGAACTCGGAATATATTAAGCCGGTAATTACTGCAGGTTCCTCTTTTGAAAACCTAATTAAGTGGCTTACCGATGATATTGATGGTACTAAGAATGCTATCACTATTACCGTGGGAGATGCTGCACCCTCCGAAACAGAGAAACTGTTTAATGGTACTATCGGTAGTGCAGGTTCCACTCCAACTGCCGAAGAATGGATTACTTCCTTGGATTTGGTAAAAGATTACACCGACTTCTACCAATTATTTATTTCACATATCTCTCAACACCTTACTACCGATTCAGATGTACTCAAGGTATATAAGGCTGCTGCAGATATGGCAAAGGAATTGATGGAATGGGTACTGTATATCGAAGTTCCCAAACATTTAACCCATTATACTCAAGGTACTCAGGCAAGAGATTACAAAGCTCAGGTAACTTGGGTACAGACTTGCCTTGGTACTGTAGGTAACTCTAAGTACATTGCCTACTTTGGTGGTGGACTTAAGTACTACAACGAAAACGGTAATCTTCAGGATTCCGATGTAGTGGGTACTATTGTTGGTTTGGGAGATGCCTCTGCTACTCAATATGGTCCTTGGAAATCCTTTGCTGGTATGAACCGAGGAGTTATTGGGGATGCAGTTGGTCCAGTATGCCCCAACTATGGTTCTCCTTCTCGATATAACGAACTGAACACCCTTGCTCAGAATTATATCAATGAGATGGTAATCAAAGATACTCCAGATGCAGGTAAGCAAACCATGCTATGGCATTGCTTCTCTTCTCAAGTGAAACAGGATTCTGAAAGATTCCTTTCAATCGTAAGACTGAACCTTTACCTGAAGAAGTTCCTTCGCCCGGTACTCAACAAGTATATCGAAGAACCAAACGTTTGGAGGTTAAACCTACCTTGGATTCTTTGGTAGACGAAGATGCTATGACCGAGTATACCTGGATGGGTGACCAAGATGCAACTTCTTGGGATGACCTTTCGGTTAATAACGAAGCAGATGCTCGTCAGGGTAAGTACCGTGCTATCCTTAAGTATAAGGATGTAGTTCCTATGCAAGAGGTAACTATGGAGATTGTAATCGATGCAGCTTCTAAGGCAGTATCAATCGTAGAAACAAGTAATAACTTATAAACTCATAACACAATGGGAGCAAAAGTAAAAAACCCACGGAAGAAATTCTTGTGGAGCATCATGTTCCCCAAACACCCTATCAATACCTATCTATTCCAAAGTTGTACTTTGCCGGATATTGAGATTGACCAGGTTGCTCATGGGGACGTCAATAGAGACGTTAAAACTGCAGGTAGGGTTACTATAGGTAATCTTATTGTAGAGAAACTTATGACTACTGCAGGTTCCGATACATGGCTTCATGATTGGCTATACTCTTGCCAGGATCACATAGTTGGTGGTGGTTTAGTACCAAGCCAATACTGGGAAACGGCAATTGTAAACGAACTTGCCGAAGATGGAGTCTCAGTTCTTAATACCCATGTCTTCGAAGAGGTATGGCCATGTAAGATTACCGGCTTAGACTTGGACAGAATGGCTTCAGAGAATACCATTGAGTCCATAGAGTTCTCAGTTGGTACTGCAGATAAATACTAATTCCTTAGTCTATTTTCACTAAGATTCGGTGGAGGGGTGGGATTCCTGAGATAGGAGCTCACCCCTTTCTTGTTGTTACAAGGAGTACTATGAACATATGTAAACATTAAAAATAACAGTTATGGAATTTAGAACATTTAGATTTACCGGACCCTCTGGTTACGAATATGAAATCAGAGAACAGAATGGTGCTGATGAGGACATCCTCAGTAACCTTTCAGACATGAAGACTTTGATGAACCTTACCAAGTTCATTGCAGCAATTGTAATTAGAACTACTGCTACCCCTAATGGGAAATTAACCGTAGATGATGCCCTTAACTTACCAGTCAATGACCGTTATGCTATTATCTTCAATTCTCGTATCTTCTCTTTGGGAGAGGAAGTAGAATTCGAATATGATTGGGGCAAAGAGAATGGTGGTAAGATTACTTATGGCCAAGACCTTCATGAGTTCCTTTTCGATTACGGTACTACTCCAACTGTAGAGGATTTAAATCAGAAGCCAGATGCTATCCCTTATTATCCAGAGGGAGTTAGATTGGTAGATCATGAATACACTCTTTCATCTGGCAAGAGAATTAAATTCGATTGTATGACTGGTAAGGGAGAACAAGAGTTCATGAAGTTGCCTTTGGATAAACAAACTAAGAATGCTCCTCTTCTTTGCCGTAATCTTCACTTAGAGGTTGATGGTAGTTGGGAGAAGGTAGAAAACTTTACTCCGTTTACTGCAAAGGATATGGCTGAGATGAGAAAGCATATCTTATCTATGGACCCTATTTTCAAAGGTGAATCCCATATCACTAATCCAACCACCGGAGAAGAAAGAACTTATCCTATAGTTTGGGCACCGAATTTTTTCTACCTGACGGAAGAGTAATGTTAGAGAGTGATTTTGTTTATATCACCAGAGCCGAGATAGCCTTAGACTATTTCGGCTTTTTACGTCTTCCGTACCGAATTAGGAAAATATTCAAGGAAATGGCCGAGCAATATTATAAACAATTAAAGAAAAGAAAGTAAATTATGAATACCAGTAGGAGTATAGTAGAGGTCGGTGTTGCCATGGTTTTAAAAGACCGATTCTCTCAAGAGGCTGGCAAGATATCTGGGTCATTCAGAACAATGATGAATGATATGAATACCTGGAA